CTGAAGGAAATGCCGATCGGCCTCGAGGCGTTGCTCGCGGCCGAGAGCGTAACGGGGGCCTACTGACATGGCCTCGAGTTATCAGTTTCCGCAGCTGTCTCCCGCCGGGGAGCGACGCCACACCTTCCGGTTCGAGAAGGCTGTCGAGACCCGCAACGCCGTCGGTGAGGTGGCGTCGACCTCATGGGTGAAGCTCGCCCGCCGCCGTGGGTCTATCGACCAGCTGGCCTACTCCGAGGCCCAATCGAACGGCCAGACCGTCGGGCAGGCGTCCTGGCTGATCATCTGCCAATCCGTCCCGGGCCTTGACGGCACCGCCCGAATCATCTGGGAGAGCCGGGGGAACCGGATCCTGTTCGTGTCCTCGGTGGTCGGCGACGAGGCCAACCCGGAACAGGTCATCCAGGCCTCGGAGAAGCGAACATGAGCGCCCCGGGCCTGTTCTTTTCTTCGTTCGACGTCCAGAGCAATCGTGACCTTGACGACCTGATCCGGGCTTACTCAAAGCTCCCCGGCTCGCTCGCCCGTAAGCACCTGAAAGCATCCATCCGGCGACCCATCAAGCCATTCGTCCCCGCGCTCAAGGCCGCCACGCCGCGGTCTACCGGCAACCTCCGGCGCAGCGTCACCACCGTGGTGAAGTTCGGGACGAAGGTCTCCCGCGTGAACACCTACTCGTTCAAAGGGACCGCGATGGGGATCGTCGGCTACTCCCGCAAGGGGGCGAAGAAGACCCAGAAAGGCGACCACTCCGTTTTGGTTGAGGCCGGCACCAAGCCGCGCCGCCGGAAGAGCGGTGGCTCCACCGGCACCATGCCCCCGAAACACATGCTCCGCGACACGCTCGCCGCGAAGCGGTCCGGCATCCTGTCAAACATGGAAATCGAGATGGGCGTGAGCCTTGAGCGAGCGACCCGCGAACTTGCCACCCGCCCCAGATAAGGAGTCAGCCATGGAACCGACCCTCGTCACGTTCTCGAAGCCCTGGGGCCGCTACCTCCCCGGTGATGTCCTGTTCGTCGATGCCGCCACGCTGGCCGAGCTCCAGGTCGCCGGCGTGATCGAGGCCGCCCCGGCCGGGGGTGCTGAATGAGCAGTCCCGAGGCATGGCTGAAGGCGACGGTCGAAACCGCCACCGGGGCCACGGCCTGGCCGGTGGCCGTGTCGGACACGGCCGCGCTGCCGTTCGTCGTCTACTCCCGGGAATCCACCGAACGGCCCCTCCAGACAAGCGGCCTGACGGGGTACGCCGAAGGGGAGTTCGCCCTCGAGGTCTGCGGGGCTTCCTGGACATCCGCCCGGGCCGTGGCTGATGCCATCGTCGGAGTTGTCCAGAACTTTTCCGGGACTGCCAACGGGGCCATCATCGACCACGTTCACGTTTCGGCTGACCGTGACGGCACCGCCGTCTACCTCACCGACGGGCAAGACATGCCCACTTACTTCGTGATCGAGTTGCAGATCTTCATCCGCTGGAGAGAGTGACCCATGGCCGTCGCGCCCACCACGATCGACACGATGCAGGGGCTCACGTTCTCGTTCAACGGGATCGAGTTCCGCGCGAAGAACATCAAGGCGAAGCGGGCCTCCGAGAAGGAGGATGTTTCCGACTGCACGCTGGCGGTCGGATCCAAGCGGAAAATGCAGGTGAAGCCGCTCAAGCCCGGCGAGGTGATCACGCTCGAGTATTGGGGAAAGAACCCACCGCCGATCGACGCCGCCTATGCCCTCGTCTGCACTGGCCTCGGCCTGACCAGCGTCAACGCGATCTGCGACGACTTCGAGGAAGGCGGGGCCGCCGGGGAGTTCGTGGTCGGAAACGCCACCTTCACGGTCACCGGCTGATCGGGGGTGACCGTTGCCGGTTCCAAACGCTCAAGGCTTGACGGCAACGTTTTCGGGCGTGGCCCTGGGGCAGGTCGTCGGGTTCGATGCCGACTCCTCCGCCGGGAGCCCCTACGAGTTCACGCCAGCCGGCGCTACGGTCGTCGGCACGGGGCTGAATTCCCGGGTGGTCCGGCAACTGAACTGGTCCTCGGTCGACAACGGGACCGTCTCTTTCCGCGTTCTTGGAAACCCCATTTTCGTCGAGTCCGACATGGGGACTCGCGGGACGCTGGCTTTCAGTGTCGGCGGGGTGACGCTGTCGCGTACCGCGGCCATCAAGACTTCCCGCCGCGCCGGTGAGCGTGGCGGACTCATCCAGACCAGCTACGAGTTTGTGTTCACCGGAGAAGACTGACCATGCCCCTGACCACCGCGGAATCGATCCTCACCTTCGCGGCCCCCAAGCCGCCGCAGCGGCTCCACATCAAGGCCATCGGCCAGGACGTCTTCCTGGTCGACCCGACCGCCGACGACCGCGACCAGTTCGATATCTGGATCCGGGACGCCAAGGCGGCAGGCCGGGACATCGTTGGGGTCCGCGGGCTGGTCGCGTCGTTGCTCTTGTGTGACGAGTCCGGGCAGAAACTGTTTGGTGTCGACGATGCGGAAAAGCTCGGCAAGCTCCCGCCCGCCGCCCTCCAGGACATCTTCGACATCGGAACCAAGCTCTTGGCGGTAAGCGACAAGGAGACGGAAGAACTGGCGGGAAACTCCGCGGCCAGCCCGTGAGGCTTTTCCTCTACCGGCTGGCCGCGCTGCATCGCGTGATCGATGTCGACGAGTGGGCGAAGCGGATCCCGCTTCGAGTGCTCAAGGGATGGATGGCTTATTGGACCGTGGAACCATTTGGTGACGAGTGGGCCAGGGCCGGAAAGCTCGCCGCGGTGGTTGCCTCATCGAACGGAGCCAAGGTCGACACCAACTTCGAGGAGAAGTTCCTCCCCAGCTACCGGGCACCGGACCAGACGAGGGAGGACATGATCAAGGAATTGCGGAAAATCCCGGCCTTCGCGGCCAAGCTGGAAGAGAAGGGGCTGTGACATGGCCGCCATCGGCAAGGTTTCCGCGATCTTCACCGCCTCAAGCGCCGGGCTGTCGGCCGGGGTGAGCCGGGCCAGTTCGTCCCTGAAGGGGCTGAAGTCCGACGTCTCGTCACTGCGGTCTGGCATGGTCGCTCTGAACGCAATCGCCGGGACGCAGTTATTTCTGAACATCGCGGGAACCGCCGCGAGCGCGGCCCGTTCCCTGGTGTCGATGGGGCAGGCCACGGCCGACACGGTCGACAAGACGAGCAAGCTCTCTGCCCGGCTCGGCCTGACCTACGGCGAGCTCTCCGGCCTGGCCTACGCTGGCGATCTGGCCGGCGTGAGCATGGACACCATCGGCAAGGCCGCCACGAAGGCCGACATCGCTTTCGTGAAGGCCGCGCAGGGGTCGTCGCTGGCGATCTCCGCCTTCGACGGGATCGGCCTGTCCGTGGCCGACTTGCAGAACAAGAGCCCGGCGGAGCGGTTCCAATCCATCACGGATGCCATTGCCGGCCTGCCGACCGAGGCCGAAAGGTCGGCCGCCGCGGTGAAGCTGTTCGGCAAGTCGGGGGCGGAGTTGATTCCGCTGTTCTCGGCCGGGGCGGGAGAGATCGCAAGGGCAACGGCAGAGGCCAAGGCGTTCGGTCTGTCGCTCACCAACGCCCAGGGCAAGGACGTAGAGGCGATGAACGACGCATTCACCAGGGCCCAAGGTGCCATCACCGGCATCGTGACCCAGGTCACGGCCTACCTTGCCCCTTCCATTCAGGGCGTGGCCGACACGTTCACGAAATTGGTCGGCGACATCGGCGGGGCGACGATCGGCCAGCGGATCGGCGACGGCATCCTCGACGGGGCGGAGTTCCTAGCAGGCATCGGCGACTACCTGATCTCCAACTTCGGCAGCGTGTTTTCCTACCTCTCCGGGGTCGGGGAGCAGTGGGGCGGGGTGTTCGAGTTTGCGTCCAAGGTCGGAACCGCCCTGACGATCGCCGGCAATGGGATCGAGTTTGCCCTCCGCGGTGTGGTCTACCTGTTCTCCGGCCTGGTCGAGCAGGCTATTTCCGTGGTGTCGATGATCCCGGGAGTCGGCGGGGCCCTCGAGGGCGTGGCCATCCGCGTGAAAGCGTTCAACGACGAGCTCGCCGCCGGCGCGGAGCGGAACGTCGCCGCGATCCAGGGAGGGTTCTCCGATCTGCTGGCCGGCAACGGCGAGAAGGTGGGGGCGTCGATCGCCGGCCCGCTGACGAAGGCCGTCCAGGAGTTCCGGGCAACGTCGCGCGATTCGGCCGCCGCCATCGATGTCGCCAAGAAGCAGACCATCAACAACCTCGTCCAGCCGTCCGGCCCGAGCACCGCCGCCCTCACCGCGGTCGACTCCCGGTCGAAGGAGGGCATCGCCGAGATGTTCCGCCTGATGCGAGGTGGTCAGGACGACATTCAGTCTCGCCAGCTGGCCGCCCAAGAGCGGATGGCCGACGGCATCGACGACCTGGT